GTTGTCTGGCGAAAACTGTATAAGCACGTTTGGAGCTGGCGCGCCCTGCGGCCCCGGTGCGCCCTGCGGCCCCGGTGCAGTTACTTTTATAAACTTCTTGTTCGAGTCAAAAACAATCACACTCATGTTTTGTTCACCTCACATTAACAACCTAAGCGCTAGGAACCCAAGACTCTATAACAAAACACGGCCCGTATATCCAGATATCCTCTGTCCCGTCCGGGAAGGTTACTTGAAATGACCACCGATATTCAGGAACAGCGGCCTCTTCTGTAGTCTGGATAGCATTGACCGTGGCCGCTGGAATGTTAATATCGATTGTCCCGGCTGTGCCACCTAAAACAATGTCCGACGACGTGGCTGAATTGACCACCAGTAAAACATTGTCTGTGCTAGGCTCCCAGACCTTAAATTCAGCCTCACATCCTGTTAAATCAATAGGCGCGGTGTAGTCTGGATTGCCAGAAGCGTCCGGGTTGTAGTACCCGAAATGCAATTGGAGGTTCTCGCCATGATAAATATTTAACCTATGCACTGCAGGTTCATAAACCGTCGTAGCCATTACAACACCTCCCTGATTGTCAGGCTAACCTCAGACACTAGGTGTCCCTGTGATGTGATAGATAGTGCCTCGTCTTTGAAGCGAGCCTTGATGTATCCATCCTCGTTTGGCGGTTGCCAAGAAAAAACCTCATATGGCCCCTTGTGTTTGTGGAAGAACCATTCGATCTGCTGTATATCCTCGGGCCTGCCTTTGAACGACAGTTTCCATTCACGCGGCAACCTGTTCTTGTATCGCCGCTGTTCTTTCCCGCTTTCGAACTCACTTATCAATACTCTATAACTTCTCGTCGATTCCCAAACAAAACTTGGAGTGAAATCAAATACTTCCATAGGTATGCCTCCTACTCAAGCCGGAAGATGACCGGCAATAGCACCGTGTTTGAATCGAACCCAACGAAACGCCATTGTGAAACGGCATATTTGACGGCGTTATCCAGTCTACGGAAACCGGCACTTTGCAGAACATTATAACAGCACCTCCTCATAGCGTGCATACGGCAACACAGAATGGGTTGGGGACTGAAAAAAAATCATCTATTTCGGAGCCAAAACCCATGACTGCTGGAGTCCCTTCTATAGTAAACCACTCAATTTTAGCACTAGTTGCGCTTACTTTCTGAATGCCTAAGGTTTTGTAAAGTACACCTGTCCCTGCCCCCCCGGGAGCTGGAGCCATGTATCCTGTACCACCGTAACTATCTGGGATAATATAAAATGGATTCTGCACATTATGACTAATAGTAACACTTCCCCAATTCAATAACGTAGATCGATTAACCTCTATTATGTCTACGATTTTGAGATAACGAACATCCGAATTAAATACAACATCACCACTTTCATTGTATGTTACTAAACCCCATGCAGGTATTGCATGGGTGTCATTTACATCTGGTGAATAAACGGCATACTCAATTATATCTGTGCCTGTTTGTACTATCCCTATTGGTGGTACATAAGACTTGGGGCGAGGAGGATGGGTGAAGCTTCTGACTATTGTTGAAAAACTTGGTCTAACAGCAATCGCCGCTATTAAACAATTGCATGTAATTTCATGTGTATACATATATATTCCTGGTCTTACATAGTGTTCGGTCCAACTTGATGCATAACCATGTTCCTGCAATCCAAGCACTTTGCGGTTCGTGTCAAACTGTATGTTGCCATCAACTCCTGTTACCAACCCATAATCACTCATCTATATCACCTACACTCTTTCATCACATACATAGACTAAAATCAACGTTGTACCTGAAATAATTGATTGATCCCAGTCTCGTACTGGCGCCCAAGTCAATATTCCGGATGGGGAAATACTCACTGATAAACTTGTTCCCGATTCTGATGCCGCAAACACTACAGACTGATTCCCGTCAGCTTCAGGTATATACGTGCTACCCGATGACGAACCTGATTTCGTTGTGCTGTAAATTAATCTAGCTGTATGGTCTGTTGTGTCAAGCATTATGTTTCCCTGTTCATCCCATATCCTACATCCATATTCCATCTCGTCCCACCTAACTCAACTTACCTAATTGAACTCTTAATCTTCCCTGGTCATCGAACACTTTAAGCGTTCTATTAACCAAGTCAATCTCAAACTTGCCATCTGCTGACTTTGCTACTCCTGCTGTGACGGTGCCGAGGTCTGCGGCAATAGCGCTTAGAATATCGACGTTGATTTTGTCTGCCGTCACAGCGTTGGCCGCTATGCGGTCTGTAGTTATAGCATTTGTCGCAATCTTTTCTGTGGTTACAGCCCCGGCTGTAATTTTATTCGCATCAACAGAATTAGCTTTTAGTTTGGGTGCGGAAATTGAATCATTAGCTATTTTGGTTTCTGTTATAGCAAGATCCGCGATGTTTATGGTGTCTATAACCGTCATCTGCGTAACGCCGCTAACCGGTCCAAGCCACGCCGACACGTTGCCGCTGGTATCGACAGATCGTATCCAATACCAGTATGTCATCACTTCTTCAAGACCGGCCCGCGTCAGGCTTGTACTATTAATCGAAGCCACAAGCGTGCCTTCAGAGGGATCGGATGGTTGAGCGGCCCCCTTGTATTCGACGATATCTACATGTGAGAAATCAGGATCGCTAGGGTTAGTCCACGAAAGCTTGATCATTCCCGGCCCGGACTCGACGGCCAAATTAGTCACTGGCCCGGGCGGTAAGGCCTTGCCATACAACGTCAAGCCAACAATAACGCCAGTGGCTTTTATACCTTTTTCGTTGATTGCGCGGACACGTATACTGACTGACTGGCTCGCTTTCACGTTTCTGATTACGAAGTTGCCAACTTTGGGCGACACAAGGCCCGCAACCCGCCAGTTACTGGCACCTTCTTCAAGTATCGCTACTTCGACGTGTAACAATGGTACTTCCGGGTCTGTCCATGCCACGTCAATATTGGATGTTATTGTGCCGTCCTTGTTTACCTGAATGAACTCTTGCGCTGTCACGTTTTCTACGTCAGGACAAGTCAAAGGATCAGGTGTGGACGTGTCGATGTGTGGAACAAAAGGCTCTGCCCTGTCGTTATAGACTTCTGCTCGGTACTCAGAACATACAACAGTTATTTGTCCCGGTTCGTCTGGCTTGTTGTCTATAACCCTTACGACCCGGAACCATTTGTTCTCCCAGCCGGGCAGGTCGTGAGTCACGGCAATAACATCGCCAACGTCGATGTCAGCGTCTTGTATACCCAGACTGAATGAACAGAAATTCCTGACGAGCCGTGAAGAATTCAGCAGGAAGGCGCCCATGCGCTCAACCTGCTTTTTGCTCGTGATACCGAGAAGCGAAAACGAACGCGATACGGCACCACGAATAGCGACGTCCTCAGTATCCTCAAAGAACGCCGTCGACCGTTCCCAGTGGTTATCAGGATCAATCCATTCGATTGTAACTTGATTGTACATCTCGCTTTGCGGCTTCTGCCACCAAGAAAAAGAACCCTTCACGATGTTGTCCGGTCCAATAGCTTTATAATATGTTGGCACTGGTGCATCAACACAAAGCGATATTTTGTTTCTTCGTTTAATAAAGCCCCGGAAGCAGGCCAGCATGTCTTTCAAGACATCATGCGCAGGTCGATCGTTGTCTATGACATAATCAAGCGTAAAGCGTGGCTCGCCGTCCACCAGTTCGTCACAGTAAGCCGCCACCTCTTCGAATGACGTATCGTCAAGTCTGTCCTCAGGAATGCCAAGCCCGTATCTGGTGTTTGTCAGCAGGTCCCGGATTATCCATGCCGGATTACGCGAGAATTTCACTCCGTCCGGCGTCCATACCGTCCTACCTTCGACGATTGACGTTATAACGCCAGCGCCACGAAGCTTTTCCTGTGCTTTTAGCTTCACGGCAACCATCGCCAGGTCGTTCGGATATGGCCTTGTCCCGGCCGGGTCTAGTGGTGTGGTTGTGGAGGCTGTCGTGTTCGTGTATGTGTAGACAGCACAACCATCCAGCGTGGCAGGATTGACGTCGTCGGCCTTCACACTAGTGATACTATGCACCGGCCCTTCTGATATGCCAATCATGCGCACTACCTCTGTTTTTTGGTCGTCCAAAAAGTTCTCATAGAAAATATTCCCTGCTACGCGGTTGCGGCCGTATACAATAGGTATAGGCAGTATCTGCGTTTTTGTGTTCTGCACCGGCCCGAAGGAGTAGGTAGGTGATTGTAAATCAAAGCCAACGTCCGGAGCATCGAACAGCGACCCGATTGCGGCCCCGGCAATCCACATAGTGCCAGCGGTGAAACCTGCTAAAACCCATCCGGCCGCACCTGCTGCCATGCCTACTGCTGCCCCGATTAATGCGCCAACACCCATGTCACGCCCTCCTTACTCGCCAAAAACTATCAATAGGCCATTTAGATAATTTACTGACCCGGCTCTTGCGCGCCACCAAAATATGTAATATATGCCACTTATCTATCAAGGTGGCGATATGTCCATATTCACCAAGCCTAATAACCGCTACATCACCTTTGTCAGGGTTGTTTACAGGGTAGGCGAAACTTGACAAAACAACCCTGAGATCATCTAATCCAAATTCAGAAATTTTTCCGCGAAAGGAATCTAAGTCAGTTTTATTAATCGCGACATCGTTGCCAAATAAAACCTTTTGGCAATATACTGCCAGTGATATACAATCAGCGCTTTCAGGTGGTGGCCCGTAGCCCCATGGAATGCCTATCAGTCGTTCGACGTCATACGCGCTGCACATAGCGAACATCCTTGCTTGCTGGCAGGTATGGAAACAGGTTTACCCAGTAACGCCGGCGTGGCACCTTTAGTTCTAGCGTGTAGTCGGGCCATATGGAAAACTCAATCCAGTGCTCGCTGATTATCGCCTGCTGGATAAACCCAACAAACAATAACTGTGCTCCGTTAGGCGTATCAAGAACGCTTCGCAAACCTCTTAGTACATGTACTTCCGTGTCCTGCACTCTGTAATATTGTGCGTATGCTGAGAAGTCTCGGTTTACGTTATCCAGTCTGATGACGGCGGAATCGATTGTGTTCTCGGTAGTCTGCTCGACAGGATCGTACGTCAAGCCTACAGGTTCGTATGTCTGCGGAAACCCGTCCTCGTCATAGAATGTGATAGCCTCATTGGCATCAGTCATATACAGGCTGACCGTGGTGGCCGGGTCATCCAGTCTTGGCAGGTTCAGCACCCGCACAAAGATGACGTCCTCGATGGTCTCGCTGCCAGCCGCCTCATTGAAAACTGCGGATCCTCTCGGCATTTACACCAACCCCTTTATAACTTTTCTCAGCGTGCCGTCGCGATGTATGGATTCGACGACAAGCGATTCGATCATGCCCTTGTTGCCTCGGAAAAATTCGACCACAGATCGCGCGTCAATAGCGTTGATGTTCATCGTCACGTTGATCGTTTCGCCTCCAGCACTCCCCAAAGCCCGCATCTGGCCGGGCGTGAACACGCCCTCGCCCTTGCGCAGCACCGCAAGCTCTTCGTTACTCCCCACAATGCCTCCTGAATGATAGCGCGGCAGTTTCGTCCGCACGCCCTCTTCGCCTACGATACCGCCTTCATGGAACAATGAGACAAATCCTCCAAATAACCCCGTCAAGGCCTTACTGAGTACCATTTTGGCCAGCTGTGCCGCTATTTGCTGCAAAACACTGGATAAGCTTCGCCCTTGTACAATCGCATCCGCGATCCCGTCTGTTAAGGATTTTGCCCACATGTCCGACTTTGTCACTAGCTGGTCAAACGCCCC